TAAGGTAGAGGAGAAAGAAATGCCAGCACCAGCACCAGCACCAGCAACAAGTGAAGCGTCTGAATTAGCTAGTGTTTTGCGTGAAGCTATCTCTGGCTCGAAAAACTTCCAGATTACTGTTGATGAGAACGTAAAATCTCGTTTTTCTTTGGTCAAAGACAATGAAACGGGCGAGATTATGTTGCGAGATAACGATGAAGGAAGTTTGTCCGAAATCCAGATGAAGAGCCTGGAAGAGAAAAAAGCCGACCTTCTTGCTCGCGAATACGAAGAATTGTAGTATAATTAAAGGGAAGTGTACTCACTTCTAAAACTTCCAATATCTTTGAAGAACCGTCCAGCCATGAGGCGGTTTTTCATTGTTGACAAATATGTATTTGTGATATAATGAAAGTAAGCTACAGGCTTGTGTTTTACACAAAAGTATGATTTGGGTATTCATCTCCCCTGTAAAATATGAAGCAAAAGCACTTGATGCAAAAGGTGTCTCATCAAACACAAACAATAATAAAACACAATCCAAAAAGGAGAAGATAAAATGGCAATTACACCAACAGAAATCTATAGTAATCTTATCGACCAACCTTTCGATGATGAGAGCTACACAAAAGAACTTGAAGGAAACAACAAAGAAATCGAGTTCAAAAAAGGTTCAAAAGTAGTCAAGGTTCGTACAGTAACCACAGCTGGTGCGGTTACAGACCACAATGCAACTCAGACTATTTCTCAGCAAATGGCGGGTATCACAAACGTAGACAGTACAATCGCTACTTATACGCTTGACCAGCAAAAAGATATCAAGAAGTTCTTGGACAAGACTGTCGCCGTAACGAACAACTCTATCGTTGAAGGTGGTAAAATCTTGCACGCTATCGTAGCAGAACAGCTTGTTCCAATGATTGACGCTTACCGATTGAGTATTTTGGCGGGTGTCGCTACAACAACCAACCAGAAGGTTATGGCTACAGTTAACGGTATCGCAGACTTCTTGAAGGCTCGTGGCTACTTGATTAACGCTCGTCTTTTCCGCGACAACTGTATTGCGTATGTTAATAACACAACTGCGGATAATATTCGCTCAGCTAATATTATGACACCATTTACTGGCGGTTTGGAAAAGAGTATGCGAACTGGCGATATCGGTATACTCTATGGTGCTAAGGTTAAGGAAGTCCCAGCTGACTTGATGCCAACTAAGGTCGGACTTATCCTTGTCAACCCAGATATCGTATCCGCTCCACGTTTCTTGGACGACTCAAAGGTCAGCGAAAGCTCTGTAGCCTTTGGTACTTTGGTGCTTGGTTTGTACATGTACACTTGTGTGGTTTCAACTCCACGAAACAAGGGTGTCGCTATCATCGCTACAGCTTAGTACCATCCATACTTCAATTAACCCTGTATTTATACAGGGTTTTTTGGTATTATAGAGTTATAAATTAAAAACCAAAAGGAAAAATAAAAATGGCAACATACAACTGGTACGATGATGACGAAGAGAAAAAGAAGAAAGATGAGTTGAACTCGTCTATTCAATCTGTTCAAGACGGCTGGAACTCGGCGAATAAGGGCTGGCAACCTGCACAGAACGACGCGGCTAACACAGGACGCAGTTTAGGCATTTTCGCTGGCGACGCAGGACAGCAAGGGCAAGATGGCAATTACTTGATGTCTGACGAGAAAGCTCAAGCAGACGAGAACAAGCGTAGGCAAGACGAGGCAGAAGCGGCGGCACGAGCTCAGGCTGCAGCAGCTGCGGCGGCAGCGGCACAGGCTCAAGCAGCTGCTGCTGCTCAGGCAGCTCAGGCTCAGGCGGCTCAATCACAGCCTCAACTTTCAGACTTTGACAAGGCTCAAATGCAGGCGGCGGCTCAAGCTCAAGCGTCCGCTTCACAATTGAAGCAACGCAAGTATGCCGCCCCACAGAAAGATGAAGGGCTTTTGGGCTTTATAAAAATGCTGGGAGCTGGTTTTCAGCAAAGTGTTGGTAGTGTGGCAGACGCCGCGGTTCAAGGTGGACACGTCCTTAATTACTTGAGAGACCGTGCAATGGGTGTCGACGAGAATACGGCGGCTAAAAACTTGTGGCAGAGTGGTGAGAGTATGCGAAAGAAAATCCACGACATCAAAGATATCGCTGGTAATAATTTGGTTGGTGTCTCAGGTGCTGACGAGGCGGCAGGTCGTATTGCGGCAGGTCAAGGAACGGTTCGTGATTTCTCTACAGTTGGCGGTCAAGGTTTGCAGGTCGGCTTGGACGCTACTCAGTTTATCAACCCAGCTGGGAATATAGCTAAAGGAGCTTCTGTAGTAAAAAACGCTGGTAGGTTTGCAGAGCTTCGACCTGTTCTAATTCAGGCGGGGAAAGAAGCAGGTATGAATGGTGTATTGACTGGAGTAGCTACTACTGGTCGTACTTACGGAAATACTGGCGACCTTGGAACGGCTATTCAATCTGGTGTAGGGGACGCTACATTAGCTGGTACATCTCAGTTTGGTCTGGGGCTCGGTTCTAACCTTGTGGGTCGGGGCGTATCTCGCGTCAGGAATGGGTTCACTAAAGAATTGGCGGATGACATATCAGCAGGTGCGAAATCTGAACTCCCTGGTTCACTTACGAAAAAAGCGGACGATATATCTACAAGGGTTGATAGCGACCCTAACGTCAGTTCGTTTGATAAAATCTTGAAAGAAAAAACAGAGGGGCTACCAACTAACTCAGTTGAAGGTAAGGTGGACGTTGAGGGACGTATCTCAGAGCGTGTTCCAGAGCGTATTTCAGAGCCACAGACACAACAGATACCTTCTGTACAGGACCGAGGCTCTAATACACCCCAGGGCTTGCGAGAAGACCTTCCGCAGTCAACCTCTGCAGAGAGAGTCAATTTGCCTGACAATTCTCAGGTTGGTTCCGTAAAAGCTAAAGAGGACTTGGATAAACTTTTGGAAGGTACTCCAAGTTTGAAAGAAGAGAAGCCACTACAGATTCCAGGACAAAATGAAAGTCCTGTTAAGTTACAAATCCCAGGACAAAATGAAAGTCCAATCAAACTACAGATTCCAGGACAAAATAAGGAGGTGGTTAAGGACATATTAGGTAAAGACCTTAAGCCTCTAACATCTGTTCAAAAGCGTGCTCTTAGGGAGGCAAAAGCGGGCTCAACTCAAGCCGAAGAAGCATTGATAAATGCTAAATTAAATCAGGCTGAAAAAGCAGTTCCTACGAAATCTCTTCCAGATGGAATGGTTCCTGAGCAGAGTAGCGGTAGTGGTAGCGGTATCGGTATGAAAGAGCTTGCAAAACGTGCCGTAACTGGTTCGGCGGCTCCAACGGACTTTAAGAAGGCACTAGCTCAAGCGTCAGGCTTATCACGCGACGCTGAGTTGCCAATCGGGGACATATTAGGAGAAGCTAAGTTGAGCAAGAAGATGAAAGAGCGGTACTCGGAAAAGTATGCTGAAATGGAGAAAATCATCAACCGCCAAAACCAAATCCAAAAGGAACACCGAAAATTGGTTAGGAACGACAATTTAGCAGACGCGTCAGGGCTAACTAAGGAATGGTCATCACTTGAGCGTCAGAAGGGGGCGATAGCTACAGAGTTAAACGCAATGAACCGTTTGGCTGACAGTCGTCAATCGCTTGGTCATAAAGCCGCATATGTTACAGAGAACTTAGTTAGTATGAAGAACGCTAACCAGCTTGTAAGTGCTCCAGGTATAGAACGTAACTTACTCCAAGACATTATGGGTACTGCGGAAACATTCGCTAAGAACCCTATTCGTTCAGCTCGAGCTTTGAAGAATGGTGGTAATGTCTATGGGTCGGCATTGCACTCAGCGGTTGATAACTGGAAAAACTTCAGACCTGTATCTGTAACTGACGGTGCTAAAAGGTTCGTAGGCAACACGCTTGAAACGGCTATGGTGCCAGTTACTGGTACTTCTAATCTGGGTAAAGCTCCAATACGTGAGGCGTTGGCAGAAGCGTCCCTGAAAATGGCAGGCAAAAACCCTACTCGTCAAGAAATCGTAAACTTCTCTCGAATGATGGACGCAGACACTGAGGCATTAGTCAACGTCTTAAACGGTGTCCATAACGCCATGACTAACCGCCGTCAAGCAGACAAGGCTATCCGAGCATGGCACGAATTGATGGCGACAGGTAGCGACGCCGCACGTAACAGGTTGCACGCACTGGCTGAGCGTCAGCAAACGTTGGCTCAGAAGTTGGTTCAAGGCTTTGAGGCTGGTGGTACTCCTAAGCAACGTATTGCCGCAGCTTTGACTGAGGCGGCTCTGCCGTATGCTCGAGTGGCAACTAACACTGCTATAAACGCCGCATACAGGTTGGTTCCAAATAGAACTCTTATTGATGAGGTGCTATCTGTTACCAGGACGCGACCTCAGAACCTTGCCGCATTGATTAAAAACACTGCAGTCGACTATGGGGTTGTGGGTGTTGTTGCTGGATTGGTCGGCTCAGGAAATATTATATACAACAATGGCGACAAGACGAATCAGCCTCGCGGTATCTCAATCCGTGTTGGCAAAGATGAGTATGTCCCAATTCGTGCAACTAATATTGAACCAGAAATCGCAGGTGCATATACGGCAGTAAAGATTGCCCAGGGTAAAATGACAGCTAAAGAGGCTATGGCGGCTATCTCAGATAGCTTGCCTTACGTAAGTAGCACTGACAACCTCGTAACTGCAGGAAAGTCATGGTTAAATGGCGAAGGCGAAGAGGGCGACAATATGTACCAAGCGAAGAATTACGCCGTCAGCAACATAAAATCTCTCGTTCCGTTTAGTAACAACGGTATACAGCCGTGGCTTGCGGGGAAGAAAGGTGTCTTGGAAGGTAATATCTTGGAAGGTAATATCTTGAAGGGCGATAGTTTGAATGCCAAGTCGTCTTATGATAAAGACTTTGGCAAGTGGGTAACGAACAGCATTCGTCAGGCTTACGGCCCTTGGTTCAGAGAAACATTGCCAGACAGCCGAGATGCCGCAGGTCGTGTACGTACAGTGGATAACCAAGGGGTAATTATCCATAAACAGATAAATGACCCTGTTAGTGCCGAGTTTAATTCGAGAATTGACGACTTAGTCAAGTACGGTAAGGAAAACGGTCTTGGTAAAGACGTTCGTGAAATGTTTGGTACATATAACACAGGCAAAGACAATAACTTCAGGTCTATCCATAATGCCATTACGTTCTTGGACGCAGAAAACGGCAAGCCTGACAACGCTAAGAAACTAGAGAAGAATGGCAAGCTAGCTGACTTATCTCGCCAAATTAAGGACGGGTTCTTCGGTGATAGCGGCTCAGAACTGTTGAAACTAGATGGTAAGGAGTTAAGGTCTGATGCGTCCATTCCGAATAAGTCAGGAAGTAAGAATACACAGCTACCTATATCAATGCAATCAGTCCGAAATGCTATTGCTCAGACTGATTTACCAGCTGACCAGAGGGGGATTTTATATGACATCTCTACACAGAAGAACAACCTGTATGGTATGCTCAAGTCTAAGCAGATTAGCTACGAGGAATACAACACGGCTAAGACTAACTTGACGACAGAAGAGAACAACATATTATTGCAATCTCCTAGCTACCAGAAGTTGAACAACTTTATGCACACCTTGAATAACAGCGGTTTCTTCGATGAAGGCGGGCTTGGCTCTACCAAATCTGGTCAGACATACCTGTGGAATGCCTTGAACGCTATGCTGGGAAGTAAAGGAACCACACCAGCGGCTGAGTACAAGGACGAGAATGGTATCAACGGCAAGGGATACTTTATGCCATACGGACGACGCGGGTTCTTCGGATTTGGTGGTGGCAGACGAGGAAGTGGCTTTGGTGCTTCGGACAAAACAGGCAATCGTGGCGACGCAGGTCTTCAATGGGGTGCAGTAAAGGGTCGCTCGATGGAGAATGTCGGTATGGGCAAATATACACCAGTATCAATCAAGACCACTATTAACGGAAGAATTAAACGTAATAAAACCCAGAATTACGATGGCAGGAGTATATAATCTTGTGTTACAATAAAGACTAAGAGGAATAAAAAATGAACATAAAAATTGAAGATTTAATTGAGAAACTAGAACAGAGCTACGACTTTATGCAAAAGGCGACGAAAGGGTTTGCTGAAAGGAATGAGCAAATCTTTTATCGTAAACCTCCAGCAGGGGAAGTCGATAGCAAGATGGACTATTCCGAGTTGGTGGACAACACCTTGTCGTCTTACATAGAGAAAACACCGAAGAATGTTATCCAAAGGCTACCGACATTCACTGTCGACGCTCACGCACAAAGCAAAGTAGAAGACTTGAAATATGAATACATTGCGAACAAGATTATCCTAAGGAACAATACTCCTGAGGGGTATTCGTTGCTACAAAAGCACTGGATAGCATTACGCAACGCTATGGCTTTTGGTGCTTGTGCTGTGTATTTACCATTCACCAGGAATAAGACCGAGTTCACTGTTGGTTTTGAGATTATCTTCTGGGGGGATTTGTTCCCTGAAGCTTACGCGTCAAGCATTAACAGTGCTAACTATATTCAATTCCGCACAATGAAAACTAAGACTTCTATCGAGAAGCTGATTAACGGCACGGACAAGGGCGATGCTGAAGACGGCAAATGGAATATAGAAGGGCTGAAGAAAGTTCTTGAGTATGGCAAGGGTGCGTCTTTGGGACGCGAGGAAACAAACAATACTTATGCATCTTTACTCAACATTCCAGAAGGGTTGTATGAGTTGTTTGTTTATGTAGATGACGATTGGATTATCACTTACCACTACCAGTCGGCGACTATTCTACGCGTAGTCAAGAACACCAGCGGTTACAGGCGTGTTTTGGGATTGTATTCAGACTTTGACGGCATAAACATTATGGGTCGTTCTTTGGTTGAAATGGGCTATGGTGCACAGCAAGCTTTGACATCACTACTACGCAACTTCATTTACACAGTGGATTACAATACGGAACCTGCTAAGTTCGTGAAGGGTATAGGGCTGGATGAAGACAACTTCGAACTTGAAAAGGGTAACACGATGTTCCTCAATGACGAAGACGGTTCAATGCAATTGTTGCCAATTGACACGACAGTTATTCAAAACTTCCCAAGTTTGTTCAGTTTGGTGAAGTCAGTGTTGCTATCGTCATTGCCAAGCTCAAATGACAGTTCTATCTCCGCAGAGGTCGGCGACCCAACTTATTCAAAGACACAGGCAGGGGTGAATAGCCAAGACCGTAAGGCAGACATTGAGAACAACTATTATCGAAAGAATTACGAGCAGTTCTTTGAGGCAGTTCTTGAGGCTCAGATTAACATATACATCTCTGAGATAAGGAAGATAGCTGAGGCGAATGAACAATCTCAGTTGGTTATTAAACTTGATAGTGAATACATCAACCTCATAGAGCAGGAAGACCCTTCCCAGATTATAAACGGCGACAGCGTGATTATAGACACCAGTAAAGTCCAGCAGGTAAACATCTCTGTCGATTTCGAAAGTACACGTCAAATGGCTAAGGAAGAAGACCTGAAACGATTGAACACATTTATGACAGGGTTCTTTGAAGTCGCTAAGGCAGACCCAAGTGTAGCTAAGGGCGTACGAGAAGCACTACCATACTTGATTGAGGAATTAACGAAGAGTTCCAACCTAGAAAGCAGTTCTAAGATTGCTGAAGCAGTCAAGGCGGGATTGGAAACCGCCAAGCAAGAAGAAGCCGAACAGGCACAACTCGAGCAACAAGCACAACAAGCACAACAAGCACAACAGCAGTCTGCTCAGATGGCGGAGATAAAAGCCCCGTCAGTTTCTATAGCATTTAAGGACTTGCCACCAGCAGGTAAGATACAAGCGGCGGCGAAATATGGCATTCAGTTGACTGAAGCTGATGTAGTACCACAGCCAGCATATCCACAGCCAGAGGAGGTAGAGTATGTATAACTCCAGCGAGGTTTTACAGAGGGGGGCGTATAGAGATACGTTCAAGACTGGTCGAGAGAGAGAAGCTCCAAAGAACATTACTGAAGTAGACAAGATAAATAGGGTGCTTGATAAATACATAGCGAAATATTCATCGACAGTAGGCATCAGGGAGGAGGCTAGGAAGAATAAAAGAACTAATGACTACCAACTAGACCTGAGTGCCGATATCGTGGAAATCCTAACAGAAGTAAAAAACAAATTGAGGTAAACAAAAATGGCAACGGTAAAACAAATAATCGAAAAAGCATATACAAAAGTCAACGGTGAATACGAGCAGGTCATAGAGGGAAGCGACGACTTCAACACTTACTTGAATGTGCTAAACCAATCTATGGAAGCACTTGCTCATATGCCATACATAAAGTGGCAGAGATACTTTGACATAGATTACAGACTGGTAGAAAAGATAGAGCAGGATAAGTTGGCGTATACCATACCAGATATAAACAAACTGACCGTTTCAGACACTCCGTATGACTGTGTGAGGTTCATCAACGACCAAGGCAAGACGGTTGCAGAGTACAAGCTGATTGACAACGCGAAGTTCAATGCGTCAGAAGGAAACGGTGTCTGTACGTTGGCTGGTGATAAAATACGACTTAAGAATATTCCTGAGAAGTTGGTAGGTTGCGAGATATCTTTACCTGTTTATCACGACCCGAAAGTTTACACTTCAGGCTCTGAAGAGGTGGATATCGACAGTGTGCCATGGCTGGTAGCAACAATGTCTGCTACTCTATGCGACGCAAGTCCAGTACCATTTATTGCCCGTAACGCAGACAGGTACTACAAGCAGGCGGATATCTTTATGAAAGAAATGCGTAAGAGTAACAAACGAACACAAACACTAATAATTAAAAGTGCTATTCCGAGGGAGCCTAAAAGGATAGCATTCAAGGATATGTAATATGGCTGACAAGAACTCTAACGCAATTCAGATAAAAGACCTCAGGAGCTGGAAGCGAGGGCAGATATCTTACTTCTCTAAAAGCCGTTTACAAGAAGATGCCCTGAAGACCGCTTATAACGCGTTTTATGACTATGACGGCGTTGTCCGTCCACGTGGAGGTTTTTTGCACTCTGGTGTCCCAGATTTACCAGAGGGGTTAAAGCCAATTGGTTGTGATTTCCCGTTTAAGCGAGCTGACGGTACAGAGGGCTTGCTAAATCTGTTCACTGACGGAACGAATACAAACTTGTATGTACTAAAACCTGACAATTCAGAGTGGCAGAAGTTCGATATGGCGTTCACAAAAACAGATGTGGCGTCATTCGCTCAGAGTAATGAGAACGTGATAATTGGTAATGGCGTGGACAAGTTCACTTGCTACAACATCAAAGACAATACTCTAAAGCGGTTCTCTAAAGTCGCCGACCCGACAAAAGCTCCTGAGGTAACGGCGAACAACGCCAGTGGTACAAATGCGTTTGACTACTATTACCGAGTAGCGTTTAACGGCGTAGGCGGTTCAACGAAGATGTCGCCAGCGGGTAAGATATCTTCATCTACTCTTCGTGACACTTGGGACGGTAAGAAGTCCGCTACTATCAAGATTGACGGGCTTACTATCGATGAAAATGCAACCAGCTGGAACGTTTACGTGGCGGTTGTTTCAGTCGGTACAGGTGCACCATCTGACGACGAGTACTTCAAGATTGCTGAAAATCTGCCAACAACGCAGAAGCAACATCAGGATACAGGCTCCACAACACTACTTAAATCCGCCCCTGTGGAAAACACGACAGAAGGTATTGTGGCGTGGTTTGTTACTAACATCGCAGGAAGATTGTGGGCTATTGATAAGAAGGGTATTGTCTATTGGGGCGGTGATGTTGGCAATGAATTATACTTTGGCTCTGCTAACGGCTCAGACAGCTACCAGGTTGGCGATAACGGTACTGAAACACCTATGGCGGTGGCATTAGGACGAGATAACTCTGGTACTACCTGTATTAACTTATTGACCCGTACTATGGCAGGACAAGGCGGTATCTGGGACGTTTACGCTACAACCAATACCACGACAGTCAACGGGCAGACATTCAGCGAAGGTACGTACCAATTCAAGAAACGTGAGGGTAACGACGGAACAGACGCCCCATTCTCTGTTATTCACGAGAATAACAACGTGTACTACCTGTCAATGGACGGGTTCAAGTCTACAGGTGTGAAGCCGAACATCTCTGGTATTCAGTCGACGGATATTATCAGCTCCGCAATCCGCGACCGTGTACTTAACTTGTCGCACTCTAACTTGTCTAGGTGCTACGCGGCGTATTATGACGAAGCCCTGTATTGGACAGTGGCATATGGTCAAGAAAAAAACAACGAGATATGGGTATATGACATTTTGCACGGTGGCATTTGGTCAATCTGGCAAATACCGTCAGACTGTATATTCCGTTGGGCGTCGACGAAGAAAGAAAGCCCGAGCTTGTATCTGAGGCAGGGCAATAAGTTGCTTCGATACTACAAGAACTCTCGTAAGCATTATGATGAAAGTGGCATATTTGACTGTTATATAGAAAGCGGTCTTATACCATTCCACCAGAGTAACCTGGAGTGGGTGCATTTGCTCAAGGCTATCTGGCAGTTTGACTCAGCAATAGGGCTTATAGACCTGACTATCAATATACACTCAAAAAATGGTGATATATTGAAGACCAATAAGATAACCTTCGACCGTAGTAGTAGTAGTAGTAGTAGTAGTAGTAGTAGTGGCTGGGACGCAATTCGCACTTGCGGGACAAATTGTCTTAAAGAGTGGGGTGGACGCAGGTGGGATGAACCTATCGTCAATTCATCAGACATCTTTTCACCAAAAGACAAGAAAATAGACCAGAAGATACGGAAGAATGCGGCTTACATAAGCTTTTCTGTAAGGTCGAACTCTGCTAATACATATTATGAGTTGTCCCATCTGAGCTTGCTGTTCACATACATCGGTACGGGAATTGAGTTCTTAAGCCAGAAGGGGGTGATAAAAATCTAACAATATGATAAAATTAATGTGTAAAACGATAAAAAACAAATAAAGGAGAGAAAAAATGTTACCTATGCCATTTACACAGGCAAAATTACGTGAGATTTACAAGCCAGGCGGCGGCGGAGGCGGCGGCGGCTGGGGAGATGACGCACCTAAATCCAGCGGCGGTGTGTTCTGGCTTGGTGAAGACGGCAACGTTTGGGTGAAAGGTGCAGGCGGCACACACTCAGCGGGTCGTTGGGACGGCAACACGACTAACTATTGGCAATCACGAGGATTTTCATTTATCCCAAATCCGAACCCTAGCCGACGAGGTGGCGGCGGTTATGTCAGTGGTGGCGGTGGCTTCAGAGGCGGTTTTGGTGGCGGTGGTGGTTATTCAGCACCTGTGAAGAAGCTTGACCAAGACCAGATAAACAGCTTGAATGGCTTACTCGGCGTATACGACGCGAAACGAAACACTCAGCGAGAAAAAGCTCGATTGACACACGACGCACACGTCAATGAAAAGCAAGAAGAGCGTACCAAAGAGAAGAAAAAGTATGACGGCAAGAAACTGTCGACGATGCAAGATTTCGGTATGGCTAAGAATGACACAGATATCAACACCCGAAACACGCTAGAGGGTCTTATCAGCTCTCTATCGACAATGGGTGTTGGCGGCTCACGTGCATTGGCTCGTCGTATTCTAAGCTCTGCTAACCGCTCGAACCGACAGGCGAACGCAACATACGCTAAGAACTCGCAAGCCCTAGACACAGCTTGGAACGAATTCGACGCCGCAAACAGGAATGACTTAGCAAAGATTGAAGACCAATACAAGTATGACCTTGCAGAAGCAGACAAAGAGTGGGGACAGAACCGCCAAAACACTTTGTACAAGATGGCAGACGTTTACAATGCCGCAGACAATCACGGCGAACGAACTCGCTTAATGAACGAAGGAAACGGTCTGAACGGTTACATCTCAAACGCTCGCTTCGTCAATCCACAATACACAGGTAAATTGAACGTTATGGCGGCTCCAGAATTGTCGAGCTACTCACAAGACATCGCTAAATACGACACGTCAGCTATCGGCAACGACGGCACAGAGTTGATTAACCCAGACGGAACGACAACCCCAGGAAACCTAGCTATCAAAGCCGTTGCGATGAGCGATAAAGACTTAGGTGTCAAGAAGCGAATTGAAGGCGAAGACCCTGTTTACGGAGTTTAATATGTCAGAAACGTTAGAAAAGTTCGGAAAAGCTAGTGCTAATAACAAAAAGTCTGAAGCAACTACAGTGAAGACTGCTCGCCAACCTGGCGAGTCAGTCCTCTCCTGTTTTGACTTGAGTAGCTTCTCGACAACTCACCCAGTATTCTTTGTAACCTACAAAAAAATACCAGACCCTGACAATGCAAAAGAAGTAAAAATCATCAATGAAACAAGCTGGCAAGCCAAGGTCAATCCAGACAATAACACCTTGACGAACCTGACTTTGGCACCAGGGTATACAGATATTGGGAATGAAGTTGGCGATTGCGTTGAGTGTATTCCAACCACGTTTTGGGCAAACAGTCTTATCGACGGTCTAAATAACTCCTTGGACAACAATGGTAAGATAAAACCAGAGGCTGTGCCAAACGTTACAGCAACAATCAAAGAAAAGTCTATCACGGCTGACAAGATAGACTTTACGACAATGCCGCTTGCTGAAAAAGTAACAATAAAGCGCAATGACACGACTACCGATAAGCCTGTGAACGTGCAGTGTGGCTGTGCCAGGATATTAGTATCTGCTAATGCCTTTGAAGCTATCGCCAATATACAATTTCCAAAACAGTTTAAGAGCGGTACGTTCCCTGTAGTGGTCTGTACATTTGCTGGATATACCCCCAACTCGGGCGACGCTTGGACAAACACTCCGCTCGATACGTGGGGTGGTGCGTCAATGAGTGCATTAAAGATTACTAACTCATCATTTAAGGCAACTATCCGTCGTTTTGACGGAGCGACACTAAATGGTGTGTATTACTTTAACTGGATAGCAATTGGACAATAGACTAGATTATCCCTACTAGTCGCATACTAAATTCGCTGATAGTACTATCGCCGCCGTAATTACGCTGGTCGCTACAGAATGCTCGTATATTGATTTCATCATTCTTTTTTAAGAGTAAATCTACAGATAAACTTGGTCGTGGCAAATGTCGGTCGTTATCTGTACCTCGGGTGCGATTGGATTCTTTAATCATTGTGCCGTTCTTAAATATGCTTATATATTCGGTATATCCAGAGAAAAAGCCAGTTTGTGCTATACCTGTTCTTGCGTCGATATGGTAAACACCGTCTTTAGGAACTTTAGCCGTGAATGTCTTAGTGTCGTACATTTTTGCGGTGTCATAGATTACACTGTCGTACTTTACGATAGTAGGCTGATCTTGCGGCAGCACTTCCCATTTAGATGTAGTAGCGGAAAACATTGGTATTGTCGTAAAGTCTATCTTGTACGAATTAGTAGACCGCATATACTGTATTATGCTAGAATAAGGAAAAGAGATATAAAATAAAAAAGAGGGTGTATGGATAACACAGACAAAGAAGTATCAGCAAAAGAGTTTGGAGCGTTGGGAGCAGACGTCATTCACATTAAAGAGAGTGTCGACAGGCACACTGTTACGCTAGAGCGAATTGAAAATATAGCTCGGGCTAACGTTACTCAATCACAACTTAAAACATATATCGCCGAACACGAAAAAGAATCAGAAGAGAAATACGTCAAACGCACCGAAATTGAAGGTGTGATGAACTTTTGGAGCCTTGTAACAAGCAACTTAGCGAAATTATTTGCAATCGCACTTGTAGGATTGGCGATTTATGCAACCAATAATTTAATTCAGCAAAATAAAGCGGTTACGGAATTACAAGAAGAAGTTCAACAAACAGTAAGGAGGAAATAATATGATAGAAAAAGCACTAGCTTGGTTTTACGCACGTAAAGGTCGAGTTTTTTACTCAATGGAAAGTCGAAATGGTCCAAATTCGTATGACTGCTCAAGTTCTGTATATCACGCTCTAAAAGAAGCAGGACTTTTACCGTCTAGTTATTGGATTGGCAATACAGACACCTTATTTGACGCCCTAGAAAAGAATGGTTGGGTACGACTGCCTGAGGACGCTAACGGCGAAGCAGACACACAACGCGGCGATATCTTCATTTGGGGTATTCGCGGCAATTCAGGTGGTGCATTAGGACACACGGGAATGTTTGTGGACGCAGATAATATCATCAACTGTCGCTATCAGGCAGGGATTGTAATAGACAATCACGACTGGCTCTGGAGTGCGTCAGGTTGCCCACCATACGCATTTTATAGGTATGTGGGTAAACCAAAAGAAACAAGGCGTGTAGCACTTCCTGAAGTGTATTATGCGGATGAAGTGGCAACCGTATTCGATTTACGACAAATTAGATGTAACCGATTGATTGATGAGTTTGACTGGGAGGATAACGGCGTACCTGTCTCTGTAGCAGTGAGAACAGATAAAGACGGATACTTACTAGACGGTGAGATAAATACAGGCGATTACTTCCGAATTGTCGGCGGTACAGAGGTATTAGACGAAGCTACCGAGAATAACAAACGCTACCTACAACTGAAAATGGCAGATGACGGTATCTGGGTATTGGCAGAGCGAGTACGCGAATTAGCGAATGGAGATGCAGGCACACCACGACCACAACCACGCCCTCAGCCACAACCAGCCCCAAAGACGCCAGAGCTACAACAAGTACCTCAGCCTAAAGAAAAGCCACAGGAGCAACCGCTAGCACCACAACCAACCAACGAAGACGTGATGAGGTCTATCGGCAAATTGAGCCAAGATATCGCTAAGAATAAAAGTTTATTAGAGAAGATTATCGATTTTCTGATGAGTATTTTTAAGTTCAAGAAATAAGGAGGAGATATGAAATCACTAGAAGCATTAAAGAATATCAACTATAAAGACGTAGCTATCCGTGCTGGATGGACATTCTTGCAGACGTTTATCGCGACATTTTTGTTGGCAGGCGTAAACTTAGTAAACTTGCTATTCGCTGCGAGCTGGCACGAATTATACGCTCTGACAATGGCTACCGCACTGTCTGCAATCGCGGCTGGATTATCTGCAGCTAAGACTATTATTCTAGACTTGGTGCGACAGATGAAAGAAGCTGTTGAGTAATTCGGAAATCCCGAACAACTGAGAATAACATTGTACGACATAAGAAAAAAGAGGCAAAGACGATATATCTTGCCTCTTTTTTTTGAGTTTTCTGACACCTCGTCATCGAACTCAACCTCACACAATATTATTATACACTATTTTCTTGCACTCTTAGGGACTTTTCTTGCCGGATTGAATGTCCGCTGTGTTTGAATTGTCCTGACGTCTAACGGTCTTTTGCAGTTGCGACATTCGGCACGCTCTGTCTTAGAATTGAACTTTACCCACTCGCCGCATTTATGACAATACCCTATTAAAGACGCTCTTTCTTCCGAAGTTATTTGGTCAATCTCATCGGTTGTCATAGTCGATAAATTGTTTCCACTCTGGCGAAATGACTTCCACTGGAACTTGTTTCTTATATGTCGGTATTAAGTCTATCTGTATTCGCATATATACCCTCCTTTATAGACTAATTTCCATATAGTAGGGGTTCGCGTCATATTTGTTCCCCCTCAATTTGTCCTGTCTTACACAATTATTGCCGCAAGCACGCTACTTCACTATTTTTTCATTCTTTCCACAGCCGCTACAATATAGCCAACCGCTATTGAATATTATAGCACTTGCTCGGTTGTCTTCGTGAAACGGACATCGAATACTCCAGCCTCGTGGATTATGCCTTGCTCGTGGGTCGTAAGACCTAGCGACCGCTTCTACGTCGTTACTATCTATAGCTTTGTCTGCATATACAGGAGGGTGCCACTCCTTTTTGTATTTACAGAGCCTGTAAGCCTCTCCAGGAAGCAATCTGGCTATAGGTACATCTCTCACTATTTTGTAGCTAGCACCACACTTAAAGACGCTCCCTGGGGCTGTTATGTTGCTATTATCGCCCTTCAATTCAAAGTTCTTGCAATGTCTGTCGTCGTTGATATTTTGGACAGGGACATCCTTCAATACCCAATAAAACAAATGATAGCCACCACTCGGGGTTGCCACTGTAAGAGTCTGTGGTAGCTCCAAAGCCTTAAAGGTAGACACAACCTCGTCCCAGTTGTCTTTGTGGTCTAGGTCGACTGCTATAAGCTTCCAACGACCTGTCTTGTCGAGCTGTCGATAGCCAGTGAGCAGAGCGTTTGCCGTAGCACTGCTAGACTTTAATGGACGACAGTTTTTGTCGTCTGACCACTTATCTAGCGTGTATCGGTTTTTCTTTGTCCCTTGCCAAGCGAATGACAGTAAATCCTGTAGCTCGTCCATAATAATGCTTACCTAATGTCAATCTTCATCTTCAAGCCCCTCTACCTTCCGAGAAAGATTATCAAGTTGCTTTTTAATAAGCTTAGTAATCTTAGCCGCATTATCTTCCACTTTGTCTTTTATCTGATTAACCATATGAGTGTATGGAAGCTCTCTTGGGTTTTCATACTCTGATTTAATAATTTTTGCCGCCTCTAATAGTGCATCATTTTTTCTCAATAAAACTAGTTCTTGAACCATATCTAAAATTAAGAGTACTTGTCCGTCTATCTGCAGCGGACTTTTGTACTTAGAATCTTGTATAACTTCTTTTATCGCAAGATATAGTCGTTTCTCGTGTTTATCCATTATATTCACTCCTTCTTCTCTATCACCATGATTTAGGATATTTTGGTATTCCTAAATCGCCCACACAAAAGTCTGCACTTCTATACCCGTTTTGCCAGACATAATCTTTACCAAAGTGCTTTTGGCAAATTTCATCTCGAGACGGTAACTTTTCAGCGTTTATCGCATTTAAGACGAGAAGTATGAGAAGTATGATAACTATTATAAGCAACAACGTTACGAAGTACGAAAAAACATCTGCTTCATCTATGTTATTCCACCATTTAGTTATCCGATTTATTGAACCTTTCATTTATTAAATCCTTCATTTATTCTTACTTTGTGTGTAATCTTTTTCATATGCTCTCTATACTCTAATATTCCGTCCTGGTTCTCGTATATATACTGCAGAAAATCCTTTATATTCTCATCGGCGGACTCGGCAGCCTCTTTTACAAAAACAACCTTATAGTCTTTATAAATCGTTAGAAATGAATCGTCGATTGGATGTTCTGCTCTGAACTCCTCCAGATAATCGTCAAGAAGACTGTCTATTACTCTTTCAGTGTTTTCCTTCATTCTTTTCCTTCATTCTTCCTCCTTATTCGATTCGTGAATATTCCCTATGACCTCCATACCAGCATTGGCACATTCACTGAACGCCATTGTCGGATAGTCCTGCAATCCATCATAAAAGCCTGATACATTAAAACAAGCCTGCTCGCTATCATAAAAGACTTCACTTACATTATCGTCATATTTCACGATGTCGCCCTCATAAATATTTACACCGTTCTTGTCTTTTAACCCTGTCCATCGTTCTACAATATTTTCACCTTCCAGCATGTCGGAAGGGCGTTTATACGCAGCAATCATAGCTGCGATATTGTAAAGTACAATATCTCCGTTTGGCAAGATACACACTGAATCACCTGGAAGATAATTCTTTAATAAGTTGTTCCAAACCCTGTACTTAATATCACTCATAATTGATGCCCCTTTCTACGCCCTTTCTTTCGCCGAGCTTTAATCATTGCCCGTGTGAGTTTTTTCTTGGTGTGTGGTTTCTTAATTGATGGGTATTCCCTCGGTTTGCCATCGCAATATGTGCCTTGACAATATTCACTATCTATCGTCTTAGTTGGCTTTCCGCAAGTTGGGCATGCTGGATACATATATCTCCTCCTTATTTCCTTTACGCTAGTTACAATTTCTATGTGCTAACTGACAATTCTCAATCGTCGTCAAACCTCCCTTACTGACTGGTATGATATGGTCAATCGTACAATCTTTCATCGTTTCAATCGGCTTGTTGCAGAGTGCGCATATTGCTCCATTATTATTTATCAGTTGTCTACGGATAAATTGCGTAGTGCGAACTTCTTTTCTGCTGTAAACTTCTGATGTCGGTATTTTACAATTACGTCCTTTAATCTTACGTTTCATATTTTATCTCCTCAACCGCAGAACTGGTTGGCTATATAAG